GGAATAATTTAAGACAATTAATTTTATGTAATAAAGGGGAGCGTGTAATGCTTCCTAATTATGGAATGTCTTTAAATAGATATTTATTTGAACCTTTAGATGAGACTACTTTCTTTTTAATAAAGAATGATATACTAACTACGCTGGCAACTTATTTTTCAATTGTCAAGGTTATTAATATAAAAGTATTTGGTAATCCTAGGAAGCAGAAACAAGATCAATTGATTGTTAGTTTAACTCTTCAATTATTAGACGAATCCCTAGATATTTTTGATACGGAGGTTACAATAGGATAATGGTATTTTCAGGAACAACAAAAACAGATTTTATGAAACTTGGGGAGATCCCAGACCTTAAGAAAAAAGAGTATATTGATTATGCAGGTACTGATTTTTATCAGATTAGAAGTAATTTAATTTCTTATATACAATCTGTATACCCTCTTGATTATCAAAATTTTTCAGAGTCCGATTTAGGAATGATGTTGGTAGAGATAGTAGCTTATATGGGCTCGGTATTGTCTTTGAAAGGAGATATGCTTGCTAACGAAAATTATCTAAGAACTGTGAAGAGCAGGAATAATTTGAAGAAACTTTTAGAGTTAGTAGGGGTGAGCATGAGGGGACCTTTGAGTGCAGCCGCTGGTGCTAGATTGGAAACTCAAAATACGATGACAACAGCTAATTTTCCCCTAACAATCAAAGCTGCGGATAGAGTCTTTTCCATAATTTCTCAGGAGGACGGGGCTCCTGCAAATTATACTTTATCTAAGGTGGAGAATAATAAGATTCAGGATATTCAGGATGCTACTGCTGATATTATATTAAATCAATCCGAAACTGACAATGGAGGAGTGGGGGGACTTAGCTCCGTATTTACAAATGTCGCAATGTTGGAAGGATCTTTGTCTATTCAAAATGGAGTCTTTGATACTTTGGAAGGGAATAAAACTATTGGTTTAACAGATAGTCCCATTATTGACGGAAGTATTCAAGTATACATTACTACTGCTGATTCTGATCATGCAGCTAATGGAGCTTATACTCAAGTGGATAGATTGTATTCTGCCTCAGGGGGAACAGATAAGATATTTCAATCAATCTATGATGATAATTATGGTGCTACCATTTTATTTGGGGATAATGCCTTAGGTATATCTCCTCCTGCTGGGGCTCAATTTACTGTAGTGTATAGAGTTGGGGGAGGAAGCAGGGGGAATATTGGTAATGGGGTGATTAATGTTACAACAAATGCCTTCCTTGATGATTCTCCTCTTAATTCTATTAGTTTTGTTACTGAAAATAGAACGGCTGCTACAGGGGGACAGGATGCTGAGACCGCTGCCCATGCTAAAAAGTATGCTCCCTATACTTTTAAGAGACAAGATAGGGTGGTAACTTTAGAAGATTATATTGCTATAGGAAATACTTTTAGAACTACTCAGGGAACCATAGGAAAAACTACAGCGGCTGTTCGGGATGCTTTTTCGTCTGCTAATGTTATTGATCTTTATACTTTAGAAAAAGTTGATGATTTGAGATTACAGAAAGCGTCTACTACTTTTAAAGAACAACTCTTAGAGGAAATTGAACCTAAAAAAATGCTTACTGATGAGGTAGTAATAGTAGATGGTCTAATTAGAACTATGGATCTGGTTGTAACGGCTCGTATTGATAACGAATTAGAGCCTAGACAAGCTGGAATAAAGCAACAGATATCTAATATAATCTTAGACTATTTTAATATTGATAATATTGATTTTGGTCAGTCCTTTGTTGCTGCTGAATTAAATAGAAAGATTTTTGAGCTGCCGCAGGTACGCTACTGCACTGTGGATAATTTACCTGAAGTTACATCCGTAGATTTTAATGAAGTTATTCAACTGAATAACTTTACTATTAATATTGTATTAGTTTAATGTCGAGAAGGTATGTAAAAACATCAAAATTTAATAGCCTTGATCAGGTAAGCCCTAAGGTTGTGGCTGTGGTAACGGCTAAAGATAACCTTCAGAGTGTAGCAGAAGATCAAGTTTATTTTAAAAGAAACTACTTAGATGCTATTAGACAAATCATCCCTAAATTTTATTTTAATGATGAGAGAGCTATTAGTGGAACTCATGTATCTTTTCCAAACCAATTAGTAAATTCCCACATACTGGCTAATAAGCACCAGTCTACTATTTTCCCTGTATCTGCTCCAATTTATGATACTTACCTGTCATCAATTAATACCCCTAAGGGATTTGCTAAGTATTTCAGTAAGCAAAACCCTCCCGCCCAGATTGATACAGATGATTTTCAAAGAAATATTTTAGTTCCATTAGGAAGATCATGTAATAGTTTCCCCACTAGTTCATCGTTTGCTAGTTATATTAGTGGAACTCTCCTTCCCTCGATTCCTTTAGTTTGTGATGGGCATCATGCTGATGAGGACTTAGCTATTCTAACAGCTAGTGCATTTGCTAATGATTCTTCAGGAACTTATAAATATTTAGCCAACAATCTAGGGTGGGTATATTTCCTTAATAGGCTTGGCCCCACTAATGGGTTTGATCCGTCTACTGCCCTTACTACTTTGTTAACTGATACTTTATGGAAAGGACGATCTTTAACTTTAGAAGATACCATAAATGTATATCAAGAATATTTATGGAAGAACCAACAATGGTGGACTGATATTAGTGATAATATTATCCCTGTTGATTATGCGTCTGCAACGGATACCTCTGCTGGGATTTATACAAGTGGGGTACAATTATTAGATAGACTTAAAACTTTAAATACTGTCGTATACTCTCCACACTATCTCGATAGTCCCGATACTTTTGTTAAAGATTCTTTTGATACTTATCTTAATACTTCGACTGCTACGGTAGAGGGGACTTTAATCACATCTACGGAAGAAGCTGGTCCTCTTACTAGATTTTTAGAAGCTATATCTTTCACTATCAGTGACAGGCTTACAGAAGAAGCCGAGATTGGAGTTCTATATGATATTGGAAGATGTCCCCAAGAGTTTCTGGAGCTTCTAGGGGAGCTTATTGGGTGGAGATTTATAGGTGGGGACATTGATAAGTGGAGGGTTCAATTAAGAAGTGCTGTAGAGATTTATAAGATGAAGGGCACTAAGAAAGCTATTCAATATCTCTTGGATACTTTATTTTCTGCGGGTGTGTTTAATGTTACAGGTACTAACACATTAAATGAGTTATGGGAATCTTATATTCCCGATCTCATGTATTATTCTTTAGCTACGAGTTCTGTTGCCCTCAAAGATTTCGATACTTATACTCCTGAACTAGCAAAACAATTTGGTGTAGTAGACTATTCTCCTGATAGTATGGAGACTAATATCAAGTATATTGTAGATAAGATATTATTTGATTTGGTGATGGAGTTCCCTGAGAACTTCTATTTAGGGAATAAGCCCTTCCCTCAATTACAATTCGTTATAGAGGGTACTGATGAACTCTATCTGGGGCCCTACCATTTGATGGATCCTACAGGCACTCCTGGTGGTCCTTATACTTATAGGTGGCCCACCTATATGACAGGTTCTGAGCATGATCCCGAATCTTCTGTAAATTTAGAGCTTATTCATGATCCTGATTTTATATTTTATTATAGAGATAGGGCCTACTTAGTTCCTCCTTATGAAAAGAGGCAGTACTATACGAACACAAGAGTATCAGAGTCTATGATTGAAAGAATTCAATATTATCTACAATGTTATGGAGTAGATAAGGCTTTTGCTGCTCAACTATCAGACTATATTAGAACTAATTTATCTCAAAGTTTAGATACGTATAAAGTTATTAATAACTTTATGCTCTTTACGAAGAGTAAAACTTATCCTCCTAACTATGCTGAGATTATAAAGGATGTTACTAAACAAAGGACTCCTGATCCTGTAAGTCTGCTCAGTATGTGGAATGGGAAGTCTTCACATTTCCTTATGAATTTTGAGTCTAGTTCTTTTGATTGGACGAGTCAAGCGTTAACTGCTACTTCTAAATATGGAATGTCTCAAGTTTACAGAGTAGTAAAACAGGTTGTTCCTGCTCATGCCATTCCTGAAATATTATTAACTGTTTCAGATGTATCGGATGAAACTACCGCACTAACCGATAACGATTGTAGAGAAATTAGACCCAACTTTACTGACCTGTATACAGGATCTTCCACGGTACCTACGGGATTTGGGGTGTGTGCGGTAGATATGCTCGCATTAGCTACTGCGAATGGTATTCCTCAACACAGGTTTAAAAGAACACAAGTAGATAACATCAATGATGTCCTAGTATCGGGAAGTACGTTCGTCGCAGTCCCTAGAAATTCTCTGAGAAGGCGTAATTTTCATAACCTTCTCCCAGAGACTAAGATGTTTACAAGGGTGGGAAGAAATAACCCAGGAAGTTTGGAGTTGTCTTCTCCTTATTATACATCTGACACTGGGTATATTGCATTAGGATTTATGCCGTCTTCCTTACAATTTAAAGAAGTAGCTTTAAGACAAAATGATGCAGCGGGTCATTTTGGGATAGGTCTACTTATAGATCGAGCTAATTTACATAGGTGTTGGGATATATGTCAAAATCTAAATTCTACTAATTCTGTATTTGGATATGCGGTTAGTGATACTTTTGCTTCTAGAGCCAAGCAAAATATTGCTACCTCTACTTGTAACACGTATGGAAGAAGGGGGCAACTCCAAGAGATACTTTATGTAATGAATAAAGTTCATGACCACGAAAAGTATCTTCAAGCAAGCTCCATGGTTTCGGGGTATCATTTAGCTAATGGGGAGATAAATCCTGCTTGGCCAAGCAGTAGTCCTCTTATTACTCCCATGGATTTTAGTGCATGGTATGCTGAGAGGGCGTGGATTTCTTTCTATGGGCATTCAGGTCAGAGTCCAAGAGTTAATGAAAACGATGCTTTAGATATAGTTACCTCTATTGGAAATCATTTAATTAATAAGGAAAGTGCGGATAAATCTCTTCATTACTATGAACATTTTAAGTTAGGTAGAAAAGTTCATGAATTATATAACACTTATATGTTTAATTTTTCTGGACATGGGGTGAATAGTAATTACAATTTAAGGGGTGGTCCTAATTTCTTCTCTCATACTTTTGGTCCCTATATTTATAATTCTAATCTTGATATAGATGGATCTGGATTGGAGACTAGTGGCTACTTAGCTGCAAGTTCTCCCACCTATGAAGTTGATATTTCTTATTATGGGGGGAGTGGGGTCCTAAGTATTTCAGGAATGGATCATAAAGTTGGGGGCTATCATGTGGGAACTTCTGCGGCTTCCGACATAGGTGATCTTCCATTAGGAAGTGGATTTACTGACAACGATAATCCTCCATGTGAGTTTAGAAATAATAATTTAGTAAGTGCTATTGAATTAGTGGATACTTCTACTCCTTGGTCCTTTAAAAATCACCCTATCTTCTCTATCTTTAATCTGTCTAGAGATGATCAGAGTAAATATTCTTACAGTAAGTATTTGATAAATAATCAAATTATTAAATACCACCGCTCGGCACAGGTTGATTCCTTACCTAGGTTAAGAATTAAAATTGATGGTTCTGATATCAACAATATGGCTAGAAACTTCTTGCAGCCTGATCATGAGTATGAAATTACTGTGAAGGCTCATAACTTGGAGGTTAATGGTCCTAAGTTAGGAGGGCAGAGGTTAGGGTGCTGGATTCATACGGAGCCAGAACTTGATGAAGTTTGGTCTCACGAATTGCGGGTAGGAGGAAGAAGGGGGTCCTGGGAAAGATTAAAGGTTTCAGATTTATCTGCGGCTGGAGGAATTGCCCTAGCTACTGGGAGCACCCAATCACACCTTTTCCCAGAGGGTAGTTTAAATGATCCTATAGGTAAGGGAGTAGGGGGAACAGGGAAGGGTATTGTCACAAGTAAAACCACGTTTGATTATCGCTGCTGGGAGCCTAAACAAGTTACTACTATAGAGGGATCTGATCCTCAAGCCATTGCCAATATTAATGCTCGAAGTTTAAATACTTTAAAGTTTAGATTCTTCACTAATAATAGTGAGGCTATCCCCTCCACTCTTTATCGTGATATTTTTGGTAAGGTTCATCGAGTTAATCAGAAATACACTTTAGAGTTCTTTGTTTTGACTGGAGATCCAGACAAATTTGTTGTATTTGAAGACATTTCTATTAAAGATATTACCAACTATAATAAGAGTGTTATTGAAACTGAATATGGGGAAGCTCAACTTGATTCTTCTGATTTAAAAGCTTTGTTTATTTTCCTTAAGAATATTAGTTCGGGGCTGGCGAGTAGGAACGCAACAAATACATCAGCTACAATGGAAGTAAGTGGTGGTAGCAGATTAAATTATAGATCTAATATTGCTATGTTCACTAATAGTGAAGATGCAAACTATAAACAACTAGAGGATATTGATATTTATGAGGGGTAAGGTAGAAGTATTTGTGATAGCCTCAGATGGATCAGAATCTCTGGTTCTCTCCGAGCCTAATTTAGTCGTTAACGGGGCGGGGCAATCCATTGTGGATATGCTAACTACACCTTCAAGTGTACTCAAGTATGCTCCCAGGGTAATGGATACTTCTAATTGGAGATGGGGAGCTGTGTCCTTCGGGCCTGCGGCCTCTTCCTTTCAAGAGAATGCTTATTTTTACTCTACCGCTTCGGGTGTGTCTAGTTGTTTAACTCAAGTTTCTAGAGATAAGAAAATACGAGTTGAATGGGTTAGTGGGTCAATTGGGGTAGCTAATGGAGCTACTGCCTCCTCCTATACTCCCCCCTACAGGCTTCCTTCTTACCCTGATCCCTTAAATCAAAAGCTTGAAGATGCTAGTACTGCGTATGCTTTTGTTAGTGGTGATGGTACTCAATGTTTCGGTCAATTTGAGAATAGAATAAACTTTGCCTCAGGAGATGCCTCTAGTTATTTTCAAGGAGTCTATCCAATCTCAGGCTCTGACCCTCTGTATAATAATGCTGGAATGTTAGTATCTTCTTATGCTGGTAACTTTGATCCAGATGATGGAGGGGATGCATCTGCTAATATGGTTGCTTTTTTCTCGGCTGGGGCTAGTGAATATAATGCCAACGAGCAAATGGATTATCGAGGATTTGTAAGTGCTACCCACCATGCTACAGACCAAGATGCTACTCCTTTAGGAATGGTTTATGTGTCGGGATCAACTCCTAATGGTCTAACAGGATCTATTTCTCAAGTAGCCCAACCTTGGGTTTCTGTTCATACCCAAATTAGCGCACCCGATGTGTGGGCTATGAATTTATTTGGAGGCTTACACCAAATAGGTTTATGGAATGTAGATTGTAAAAAGAGTCTGAAGTCTAATGAGGCTCCATTTCTTCAACCCCCTGAAAAATTTATAGAAGATGTTGATGGTGTTTCTAAATTGGAATTTAAATTATTCGCTAAGAAAACTTTTACACAAAATTTATGTTACATAAAAGATTATATTGATAATCAAGGATTCCAAAATCATCAACCTTTAAAAATCGTTTGGACATTAGATTTCCAATCAGTCCCCCCTCAATTCAATGATTAACGGTCATATTACAATTTGTAAGATTTATAATGACGGAACTAAAGAAGTGGTTCTCGATAAGTCTAACTTAGTAACTGCTGGTTTGGGTTCTTCGTTCCTGGATATTCAAAAAGGAGGGGGATCTAGACATAGTAGTGATTATGCTCCTTATTACTTCCAGGTGGGGACTAGTGATATTGCATGGTCAGGGGCAGTGCGTGAAGCCTCTTCAACATTTTATCAATTAAGTTCACCCTTAGAATGGAGTGGCTATGGAGACGATACGGATCTTATTATAGTACAAAGATATAGAGGGTTTAATGCTTCTACAGAAGATACAGTAGCACCGTATTCTTATACGGAACTATTAAATACAAATGCCTCTTTATCATCCATAATTTTTAGTGGGGCTGATCAGTATTTTGGGCAGATAAAAGAAGGAAGAACCACTAAGTATTTTATGGATTCATTTGAATCAGAAATTGTGCTAGATGAAAATACAGCTAATGGGAATAGTATTAGTGAAGTGGGACTCTTCGCTAGGAACCCTAAAGGTTTCCAGGAAGATTCTCCTTTACTAATGGCTTATAAGAGTTTTACTGCTATACCTAAAACTAAAGATTTTTCTATAGTGATGCACTGGAGTATAGGGTTCTTAGGATTAAATAATACAGTGGATACTTATTTCACAGGATCGGTTTCCCCACCTGGACCAATAGGGCGAGTAAGAGGAGGGGGAGATGTCGGAGGCCAGGGTGGAGGATCTATCGGAGGTTACGGTGGTGGGGGAGGAGGTACATCTCCTGGTGCTGGTGGAGGGTCTTCTTATTAAATATTCTCATCTACCCTAAATAACTATAATAAACAGGAACTGTTATGAAACAAAAAGATTTTTTAGATCCTTCAGGACACTTACAAATTTATAAGGTCTATGAAGATGGCACTGAGGAGCAAGTTTTTAGTGATCCTAATACTATAACCTCTGGAATGGGTGTAGGACTTGGGTTACTTTATGCTGGGTCTGGGGCCGATGATATAACTAATTTTCAAATTCGGTATTTCCAATTAGGGGTAGGGGGAGATACGATTATTGATACTTATGGGGTAAGTGAAACTACGTTAGTTTCTGCATTAGCCCAAGAAAATCAAGCGGATCCCTCTGAGCCCACACAAAGATGGAAAGACTACCAAACTAATAGTGCTGCCAACTTACCTCTCTCAGAGCACCAGTTGATGGAATCTAATGGAGCATCTAAACTTGATTCAAAAAATAATCCTCTATGGTTCTTTGGGGTAATATCTGATAATAGTATTAAACGAGTGGATCTTAATTCTGTTACCTATATATTATGGATTGAGAGAAATTCTTGTAATGATATTATCCTTAATGAAGTTGGGTTGTTTATGAAGAACCCTCTAGGAGAAACTATAAAAAGGTCTCAGTTAGTAGCATATAGACCTTTCGCAAACATATATAAGACTGGTGATTTTTCACTAGTTTTTAAGTGGACATTAAACTTCTAATATGGCATTTTTACCTAACGATAGATACTTAGCATCTGGAACGGCTCAATTAATCAATAATTGGGTAGATCCTGTTTATAAATTTGATTCAAGTTCTTTTTATAATTGGGAACAAGATAACCTTCCGATTTATGATCTAGAAGATAGAGGCGATTATCTATTTGAAATGGCAGGATACCCCACATCCTCCGTAGATGGGGTGATGCTAACCGTTTCCTCTGCGGGTGTAGATAATAAAAAAGTATTTGGGTCTTTATCAGCCGCTGTTGATGCACTGCCTAATACTATTAGGTTCCCTGTAACTATTGAGGTAGCAACCAGTGGTTACCTCGGAGACTTACATTTAGAGAGTATAGAATTTGAAGGTCCTGGTGCTGGCTTAGAAATTATTAATAGGGGGTTTGTTAAAGTTTTGACAGGCTCTGGAATTGGGACCAATACACTTTCTGCTTGTATCACTGCTACGAATGGAGGAGCAACCCCTGCTGAAGGAAGTTCCATTACTATTTTTAGTTCTACAGATGTCAGTAATACTATGCTTGCGTCAGAAGCTCTTGGGGTAAGTTCTGTGGTATGGGATAGTGCGGGAGGTACATCTGTAGAAGCTGCTAACTACTGGAATAATTTTACGAGAACTTTTGTCCAGACTCCTGAGTGGTCTAGACCCCAAAGTAATAGTAGAAAAACTATATCGTTATCTACCAATTTTAAAAATGTGGCAGCAGATGGAGTTTTTATGAACGGTGGGGTTCCTAATCAATTTACAGTGTATGCCTATACTGATAACTCCGTTGGTTCAGATATTGAGAGTAGAGGGTTAACTGTTCAACGTCCTGATATTATTCCTCCTACTACTAATATAGGGAGATCTACTGGATTTGTTTATGCTAATGCTTTACAAAATGTTAAGATAAAAAACTGTAATGGTAATATTTATATTAGAGGATTTTGTGTAGACGGAGGTGATGCTAGGACTATTACTGCCCAAAACACTAATATAGGATTTGATATTCAAAATTCGGATGTGGTTATAGAAAACTGTACTGTGGCACGATGTAAGAATGCAGGGATGCTGGCTGTTAATTCTAATGTTACTTTGAATAGAGGGTTCATAGCATTCCGTAATTATGAACTTACTACAGGTGCCGCGACTTTAGATACAAAAATACTGGAAAATCCTACAGCGGGGTTAAAAGCTGTCAACTCAAATATTACTTTGAGTGCTTCTACGGACCAGTATAGAGGTCTCCCCATAGATGCTCCGTTTAGCTTTTATAGAAATATAATAGGTGTAGACCTTCACAATTCTAACCTAGTGACCCCGCAGAAAGTACGATATGGTACAAATATGGATGGGGAGACCTCCGCAGACTCTTTCGGATCACAGACGGTAGTTTTACAGTCCTTCTTTAATAATTTTGAAGGAATTAAAGCTACGGAATCTTTGATTGATATAAGTAATAAAATATCTTCTTTCCAAAATAATATAGGGATGAAATTAGATAATTCTATATGTAGAGTATCCCAAATATCCTTAGACCATAATGAAAAACAAGGATTACTGGCTTCTAAATCTAAGTTTAATTATAACAAAAATGCAGATGCTATAACTTATACCCAGGGTCCGTTTTATCCCGTTACTAATTTTACAGGGAACGGCCAGCATGTTAAACTAAATTCTTCGGAATTTGTCCCTACCTATGTAAGTGGGGTCGGGGAATCTATGGATAATATTTATACTCGATTATCCTTTAGTGGAAACCACGAATTCGATATTAGATTAGACCCGCCTCCAGCGGTTACCACAAGGCAAACTGTACCAGCAGTTGAACTTACTAATAATTCTTACATGAATGCTGTAGCTAGTAAATCTATTTTATTGGGAGCCTACTGGGGAGACCCGCAGATCAGTACCTATTACCAAACCTCACTCAAGGGTACCTGTTTTAGAGTTGTTAATGATAGTAGGTTAGAATTGAATGGACATAAGAATGATTATACTTTTATAATTGGAAATGCTGATTGGGCTAAGAACCAAAAAACTGCTGCTGTTTATGTGGGTAATAATTCAAGCGTTAAATTTGCGGGGCCCACT